ATAAATTTAATTGTTTTGTGTTTTCTCCAAAACAGGTTAAAATAATAAAAATTGAGGGAATATGATTAAATTAATGGAAATAATGGAAGATGCCACCAATACCACAAAATTGGGCGAAATACTAAGAGTATCACTTCAGAATATCATTAATAATGGTCCTGCGAACAGACCTGTTGCTGGTGCCGTTGTTATTAATGAAGAAGGCAAATTGTTGGTGGTTTATAGTGATTTTGCCAATCAAGGGTGGTTTTGTCCTAAAGGTGGTATGGATGAAGGAGAAACCACAGTAGAAACTGCAAAAAGAGAGGCATTTGAGGAAAGTGGTGTTAAAGTGTCACATTTAGCTACAAATCAAACAATTATTATAACAAGCAAGTATGTTTTTGAAAATACATTGGGATTTGGTTCACCAAGATATAATGATGAAGGTCCGGCAATATCACAGGCAGCATATACTTTAATGAAACAGGCAGCAAAAGACGCCGGTATAGAAGATGATGTTTTTGAAAAGAATAAGATATTTATATTTGATCAATTGTCTGATATGAAGATGAACTGGAAGGGCGGTCCAATCACATATCATATTTTTGCATATAAAGGACATGATACCGGAACAAGTCATGAATCAATTGCACAAAAATGGTTGCCAATTGATGAAGTCAAAAAGCTTGATAAATTGCATAGTCATTTGAAACAGATTATAAAAATTATAGAAGCCGGGGGCATTGTGGATAAAGTTAAAGAAATAAGTAAGACATTATGATTAAATTAAAACAATTATTAACGGAAGGATTAAAAGAAGATGCTGCATTAGAGTATCTTGGTTTAATTGTAAAAAACGGTCCATTCAAGGGGAGAGTATATCTAGCAGGGGGCGCGGTTAGAGATATGGAATTGGGGGGATCTCCAAAAGATTTGGATGTTGTTGTTACAGGCGATTTAAATTCCGGAATGGAATTTGCAAAATGGGCAACGCAACACATGGGAAATTACAAAGAAAATTCCAACCCAATATTATTCCCAACATTTGGCACTGCAAAATTTACATTACAGGGAATTGTGCATAATGGTATAGATTTATCTGATATTGATATTGAGTCTGTTGCGACACGAAAAGAAAAATATACACAGGGTTCAAGAAAACCGGAAGTTAGTCAGGGGGATTTAACCGACGATGTTATGCGCCGAGATTTTACGGTCAATAGTTTATTAAAAGATTTAACAAATGGGGAAATTCTCGATTTAACAGGAAAAGGAAAAGAAGATATTAAAAATGGCATTGTTAGAACTCCTCTTAATCCAGATGTAATTTTTTCAGAAGACTCTCTTAGAATTTTACGAGGAATTCGCTTTACTATGAAATATGATTGGGATTTACCTATGTTTATGATTAAAGGTATGAAACGAAACGCCCCACAATTAAAAAATATTTCACAAGAACGTATTAGGGATGAACTTAATAAAATTTTACTTACTGGTTCACCAGAAAGGGCTATTAAATTGATGCGTATTACTGGACTGTTAGACTATGTAATCCCAGAATTTAAAGCAGCATATAAGATGACCCAAAATAAGTATCATGGAAAAAACACGGTTTGGCAACACACACTTCAAGTATTAAAGAATACCAAACCAACTTTAATATCCCGTATTGGTTCATTATTACACGATATAGGTAAAACTACAACTAGAACCGTGGTTGATGGTGATGTTCATTTTTATTCACATGAGGGGGTAGGAAGCGAAATGGCGCGAGGGATTCTGGAAAAATTGCGGTATCCAAATAATATTATTGACGCGGTTTGTCTTGGAATAAAAAATCATATGCGAATAAAACAAAGTGGACTAGAAGGCGATAAAATTTCTGACAAGGCGTTGCGAAAATTTGTTGTAGATATGGGAGAACATTTAGAAGATGTATTATCAATTATAGATTCTGATAATCGTTCACATGCGCCAGAATATTGTATGCCAAATCAAGTTCCCAATATTATAAAAAGAATAGAACAATTAAAAAATACTATTCCAACCAAAGGACAAAAGGTTCCAGTAACTGGTGAAGATTTGAAAGTGTTAGGATTAAAACCAGGACCACTATTTAAAGATTTAATCGATTTGGTTAAGGACAAACAATTAGAAGCACCAAATACTACCAAAGAACAATATCTAGAACTTATAAAAAGTCATTTAAAAAGTAAAAATATTTAGACGTTTTTGTTTAGACGATTATATTTATATACAAGAGGTTATATTAATATGGGAAGAAATAAAGTATATGAAACAGAACAAAACCGGCATGATGCGGAAAAACTTAGAAAACGAAATTGGTATTATAGAAATTCCGATAAGATTAAAAAACTCCGGATGGAAAATTATTGGAGGAATAAAGAAGTGGATAAGAAATTGTCCGGTATGTAACACAGAATTATATCATGTAACCGAAAAAAATAGAAATAAATTAGAACGAGATAAAACGTTGTGTAGATCCTGTTCATATAAATATTCAGATAGATTGATCAAATTTAGAAAAACAATTGAAACTAAATTTTCTAATGTATATTCATATAGAGGAATTTTAAAAAAGAATATATCGGGAGTTGATATATGGACACGAAGTTGTCCGGAATGTAAATCGGAAATTTTTCATAAACATTGCCCGCGTAATGCACAACTAAAAATGTTATGCCGGCGTTGTATGGGAAAATCAAAAAGAACAGTGATCGAGTCTGATAAATCAAGAATTTGTCATAACTGTAAAGAAACCGTTTATAGAACACAAAAAATATATTCAAGTACTAAGAATCAAATGTGTAGAAAATGTTGGAAAAAAGAATGTAATAAAAAATCACAAAAAACCAAAAGTCTGTGTTATAAACTAATATGTTCTGTATGTAAGGCCGGGTTATTTTATAAGAAAAAATCTACATATCTTGCTGCCGAAGCGAGAAACTCTATGTGTCACGGTTGTTCATGTAAAACAAACGATCACAAACAAAAATTATCTCGTGCTAATACAGGGGTAAAACGAAGCGATGAGTTTAAAGAAAATGTAAGGAAAAAAATGTTGGGGCGAAAAATAACTTGGGGCGATAAAATTAGTAAGACATTATTGGGAAGAATTATTCCACCGGAACAAGAAATCAAGCGATTGGAATCTAGACTCGGAATGAATTATGACGAATATATCAAGAGAAAACCAAAATATTTTTCTTATAAATCTAGAGTTATGTCTATAACAAGAAGGCAACAATTGAATTTATTAGAGAATTGTGATAAAAAACGAACATTGGCCGGGCAGTCTGATGGGTTTCAATTGGACCATATTATAACAATTCGGGATGGATTTGAACACAATATAAATCCACATATTGTAGGAAATATTAAAAATTTAAGATTTATTCCGTGGGAAGAAAATCTAAAACGAAACAGATATTCTGGTATAGTCATCAAAGAACATTACAAACAGAATATCTTAAATGATATTGAAGAGGAACTTTTACATATTTACTCTAAATATGATAATAGATTATACAAGATTATGTCTGCGGTAACTGAAAAATGGTATGAAAATCCAAATTTAACAGTTCCACAGGCAATGCAGATAGCTAAGAGTATAGCTGGTAGTCAACCTAAAGTATAATTATAAATCAAAAAAGTCTATATTTTCCTCTTTCATCATATAACCAAATTTTTTAACAAGAATACCAGCCATACTATTTGCTCTATTTTCTATATCTTTTGGATTATTAAAGTCTCCAATATCTGGTTCATTTCCTTTTATTAACCCAATTTCATGATCTTTACAATGTTGCAATTCGTGGGCGATAGAACGGCATACATCAAACAATTTTCGTCCTTTAACATATACCGCTACTAATTTTTCTTTATCATTATAATAGGCCGATGTCTTAAAATCTTCTCTCTTAACAGAAAGCCTAATTTTAAATGGGGTTTTAATACCAAGGTCGTCTTTGACAAATTTGATGAATTTATAAAGAATAATTTTGCGTTGTTTATCCATTACATATAAATATGTAATTATTGAATAAAAACACAAACTATTAAGGTTTAGCCAAGACTTCCACACGAATTGGTCCGGGTTTTATAAACCCCTCGTCGATAGCATATCTAACCAATTTGCTTGCTATTGGCTGGAAAGTTTCTGGAGTAACTTTCTTATTAACGTAAATCACGACTTTATCTTCATGGATTGTAATGTTATATCCATGAAGCTTAATCTTGTCATAATCCGACGATAGATTCTTAATCATATTAATAAATATTAACAGACTATGTATGAATGTCAATAATAACAATTATTTTAAAATTTATTTCTTATATTTTATTTGTATTGTCTATTTCTGGGTAATAATTCATATGATACTTAGCTTTAAGAATTTTCCATCCTTTTATGGAGTTATATTCATTTCGTATCATACAATGTATTGATGCCGATGTCATTATTTTGTGAGAATTTTCTACATCTTTTGGATTTTTCCCCTCTATAATTTTTCCTTTGTCATTGATTAAAGAAATATATATGATTTTTTTAGGATATTTGTAATTATTTAGGTCTGTATTTTTCAATGAATATCCCATATATTGTTTGATTTTTCCGGATATCATACTATTAAATGCGTTTAGATTTAAATTGTTATCTCGACAGAATTTACTTACATTTTGTAAAATTACTTCTTTATTGGTGATGATATTTTTTATTTTAATTTCTTTTCCTAGTCTTAATTCTTGTTTTTCTTTTAACTCCGAGTTACTAATGGGAAGGGTCCACCCCTTATATATTAATGATTTTCCGCATATTAAATCATAAAATCTCCCTCTATTCAACGAGTGTTTTTTACAATAGTCGTATATATTTTCTATAACAACTAATTTCCCCTCTGGATTTGTGAATTCTACATTGTTATATTTTTTAACAGATTTTTTAATTTTCACACCATCTATAATGGTTTCTTTCAATTTAAAACCATGCGTGACATATATATTTTTTCGTATTAATGCCCATATATATTGTTTTTTAATATTAATTGATTTGGCAAATTTGGGGATGTTTTTTCTTTTTACCTTAGACACTTCTCCGGTATTCACATTCTCAATTTCCCATTCTTCGTCTGGATTTTTAATGATACATTCAATGGGATTTGTAGATAGAGTGAATCCCTGTGAGGATTGTGTTATTCCACAGGTCATATTTAACATTGCGCTATAACTTAGTTTGTGTTTCTCACAAAATCTTTTCAGATTTTTTATGTTATAGATTGTTCCTGTAGAATCTATTAGCTCGTATTCTTTAATAGATGTTGGATACAAACTTCCTCCGCCATCTGTCAAATTATATCCATTCGGAACCCTACAATTATATTGTTTTATATATAACTTTTCCAATTCTAATAATTCTTCCATTGATTTTGCAGATGTATTAAGAGTTTCTTTATCAAAATTTTCTAGTCCATACTTTTCTACAGCACATAATAATGGATTATTAGTTGACCATTTCCACCATTTTCCTCCTGGGTATCGTACAGAAAACTTCCACATTGTGCATCCAATATAACACTTTCCATTTTTCTTATTAAAAATTCTATATATCTCCATGATATTTTATTCCAACATATAAATAGTTACATATTGTTTGTTAATCGAAAATAATCAATATAATAAGTTGACTGTATTGCATGGTTGATATATACTATTACAAGAGTATGAATGATAAAAAAACAAATAAGAAAGTAATAGTAACTGGATGTACAGGACAAGACGGTTCATACATGTGTGAATATTTATTGGAAAACACAGATTATACCGTATTGGGTGGAATCCGAAGAACTAGTCAAGCTATAATGGGAAATTTAAAAAATTGCGTCGGAAATCCGAGATTTAAATTGGTTCCGTTGGAATTAACAGATTCTCATTCAATAACAACTCTTATAAAAAATGAGAAACCAGACTATTTCATTAACTTCGGGGCATCTAGTTTTGTTGCTGATTCATGGAATCAACCACATTTCACTATGGAAGCTAATGCCACATCGTTAATACACATTTTGGAAGCTATCAGACATTATTCTCCAGAATGTAAATTTTATTCCGCCGGGTCATCGGAACAATGGGGAGATGTAAAATATAGCCCACAGGATGAAAAACATCCATTTAGTCCTAGAAGTGTGTATGGTGTTAGTAAGTGTTGTGCGTCATTATTATGTAAAGTCTATAGAGAAAGTTATAATATCATAGCAATTCATGGAATATTAACCAATCACGAAAGTCCTCGAAGACAACTACACTTTGTTACTAGAAAGGTGACATCGGGAGTGGCAAACATAAGCGCCGCCATCAAAAATAATAGTTCATAACGAGATTGGTCCCATTCAAAGGATTTTATTGATGGGATATGGAGAATGTTAAATCAAGACAAATATAGAAAAAACTTTGATAAAAACATTGCAACCAATTGGAACAATTATGTATTATCATCCACAGAAACACATTCTATTAGGGAATTGGTTGAAACTGCATTTTCATGTGTAAATATTTCAGGGAATTGGTCTGGAAATGATACCGATGAAGAATTTATTACAAGTGATGGGAAGGTTCTTGTGTCTATAGATCCTAAATTTTATAGGCCGGCGGATGTAAATCTTTTATTAGGAGATTCCACATTAGCAAGAAAAGAACTAGGATGGGCACCAACATATGATTTTAAAAAATTAATATCCGAAATGGTTCAGTATGATGTAAGTCAATTATAAGGTTAAAATGAATAAACAATTTAATAGTTATAATTTATTTTTAGACGACGAAAGAAAACCATCAGACGTTAAATGGATAGCATTGCCATCTGTTAAATGGGATATTGTTAGAAATTATAAAGACTTTGTTAATATTATAGAAAAATTGGGTCTGCCATCAATAGTTTCATTTGACCACGATTTGGCAGATGAACATTATTCATATGTAATTGGAAATGTAGATTCTCCTAAACAAGATTTTAAAGAAAAAACTGGTATGGATTGTGTTAAATGGTTGGTAAATTATTGTATGGTAAATGATTTAGATTTTCCGGAATATTATATCCATTCAATGAATCCTATTGGTAAAGATAATATTGAATCGTATATAAAACAATATATAAAACACAGAAACGCGTAATGTCTAATATAGTGATTAGCATCAATCTCGGAATAGAAAGGAATATAAAGGTATATTTAATTTCGACACATGGCTAATAATATTAGACTTAAAATTTGTGAATGAAATAACATTAAAAGAAGAAAATTGGTTCTATTGTGATGTATGTGATTGTGTATCATATAGATACGATTGTGATTGCAGCGGAACGGCATGTAATGCTCATGGCTGTGATAAATGCAAACCTCAGTGGGGTGTTGTTAGTGAAGCTATTGAACACGGCAATCATCCTTCTACAGAGAAATTGGTTAGAGAAGTAATTGATAATTATAAAGACTATTATCTTAAAAACAAATATAAAAACAACGAACAAATTTTCTTTTGTGAAGAACTTAGACAACCACCATCAGAATTAATGTTGGTAGCATTACAAGAAATAACATCGTCATATGGAAAATAATCAACAACCTAAACCCAAACATCAAGCTGGAAAAGGTAGCAAACCACGAAATAACTTCTCTAAGAAATTCAGAGATGGTTATGATGAAATTTCGTGGAAATGTAAATCTACTTCTAAAGAGGGGTGTTCTTCTTGTTCCACGGAATTTTTCCCAAATGACTATCCCGCATCTTCTGAATAGTTTCTCGTGAACAATGCCCGCGTTTTCCTTTATTCCACGGTATTTGTCCAATGTGCGACATTCTATTCTTTTCACACGATTCGATGGAGCGTTTAGTTCCAATTTTAACAGAAGACTTTCCTATATGACTATCTCTTAATTTTTTTAGAGTTTCATTTGTTGGCTTAATTCCCATGTGACTTTTTGATATTTTTTTCTTATGTTCTTCCGTAAGAGTTTTTCCCGTGTTTATCTTCCTAAGTTTTTGTTTGGTTTCCTCTGATGTGGTTCTTCCTCTCATTGGTGCAGTTGCATCCAATGCTAACATGTAATGTGTATCAGGATGAGTTTTGCACCAATTTAAATATTTTTGCTCTACTATTAATAATCGGGACTCTTCTAATAATTCAATAATATGAAATTCAAAATTCTCTTCTCCATATTTATTCCAAGCAGATTGAAGATGTTGATTCCAATGTTTGTTTTTTCTTAGGGAATGTTTATGTGATTTCCAACGACCCTTAATAATATTATTAGAACTCCCAATATAATATTTATTATTAACTTTGTTCAGTATTATGTAAATTCCGCTTATTTTTGAAGTATCTTTCGAGATTTCGTTTTTTGATTGACTCTCCGTGTTTTTGATAATATCTGGAGTCCCTAATTCTCTTTTGTTCTCGTAATTCTTCG